CTACACAGGCGAAGACACTCTTTCCCTACACGACGCTCTTCCGATCTGCCATGGAGGGAAAGAAATGACCGCCACGACATACCAGTTCGACCCCGTCCGCTGGGCCAGGTCCATGCAGGGCCGCTTCCGCCTCCCGGACGGCCGGGACCCGTTCTCGCTCATCGTTCAGGACCTGCAGGACAAGCAATCAACCATCGACCGCCTGGAGAGGGAGGTCGCGCACCTTTTGGACGAGAGGGGGGCCTGATGAATAGCCTGACCGAGATAATCGAATACTGGAAGCCGCGGATAGGGCTTCACTCCTGGGACATCACCGTCGAGGCCGTCCAGAGGCACAAGCAACAGCGGTGCGCGGAGACGTTTATCCAGCCGCAGATGGAGCGCGCAAGCATCACCGTTTGGAGGGAGGAAGACCGCGAAGACGGGGATGATCCCGTCGAGCTCGATCTCCTCCACGAGCTTGTTCATGTGCGCCTGTGGGCCATCGACCCCGACAGCCCGGACGAGGTCACGCATAACTGCCGGGAGGCCGCAGTGGAGTGGCTGGCCAGGGCCCTTTTCGGGGAGCGGCACAAGGAACAGGAGGCGGACGAGGCCGTCTGGACCTGCGGGATCTGCGGCCGGAAACGCAGGGACGTTGAACCCGTGCAGGACTTCGAAGTCGGAGACGCTTGCCCCGAGCACTACGACGAGGGGGCCTGATGAAGTTCACAATCCCACTAGAACCAACGGGTCAGATGCGGGCGCGGCACTCCTCGGCCGGCGGATTCTCCCGCACATACAAGGCCCCGAAACAGATGGTCAACGAGAACCGCCTTCTCGCGTTCGCCGTCCAGTACCGCCCCCATGAGCCCCTTGACTGTGCCCTGGAGCTTGTCGTGGACGCATACATGCCCATCCCGGCCAGTATGCCCAAAAAGAAGGCGGCACAGGCCCGGGCCGGAGAATTGCGACCCGACAAAAAGCCCGACGCGTCGAACATCCTGAAGAACGTCGAGGACGTATTCAATGGAGTGTTTTGGAAGGACGACAAGCAGATTGTCACGGCGACTTGCAGGAAGTTTTATTCGGACCATCCACGCTATGAAATCACAATCCAGCCAGCGCAGGGGTGAGTATGTGCGGAAAAAAGAAGGCATCTGATCAGCAAATTCTCGAAGCATACAGCCGCCACGGAAATATTTGGGTCGTAGGGAAAGAACTCGGCATGTGCGGCCAGAGTGTCCATGAGCGACTTCGCAAACTCGGCGTGCAAAAGGGTGTACGTGTTTTCTCTAAAGAGGAGCTGGAAACCTTGATGCGTGAATACACAAAAAACTGTGAAGACAGAACGCTCGGGCTATTAGCGGAAAGAATGGGCAGGCCAAAAAGTTCCATCTGCACGAAGGCAAGAGAACTTGGATTAACCGGGATTGTCACCCCGTTTGAGAAGAGAAAGAGGTCCGTGGATAAAACAGGATACACCTATGTTCACGGCAAAAAACAAGGAAAAGCAATTCACGAACACCGCAGTAAAGCCGAGATCGCACTCGGACGCCCACTCAAGAAGAATGAGGTCGTGCACCATATTGACGGCAACAGAAACAATAACGCGAACAACAACCTCGTTATTATGGACCGAGGGTATCACCAGTGGCTTCACGCTCAAATGCGCAAGGCCGAACTCGTTCCTGTCCGCGTTCCCCTCTCCGGAGAGTAAAAGAAACGGACGATCAAACCAGGCCCCCAGGATGGCCCCAGGAGGCCACCAGGAGCCGCCTGGCGAGTCCGGAGGAAAAAGTCGGGCAACAGGCCGCAAAAAGCCAGAACGCAGGAGAAGCGAAATATGAGCGAAAAAACGGTATTCGAGCAGGCCGTGGACAAGTGGGGGCCGGAGGACAGGGCCATGCTCTTGGCGGAGGAGGCCGGGGAGCTCTTCGCGGCCCTGAACCACTGGCGCAGGGGCAGGGGCTCGGTGGGCAGGGTGGCCGAGGAGCTTGCCGACCTCTCCATCGTGCTAGACCAGCTTCCCTACGTCATCGCAAGCGGCGGCATCGACCCGGACAAGTTCAGCCTCATGGTGGGTCGCTTCCGGGAGCAGAAGCTCGTGCGCCTTCAGGGGCTCCTGCAGGAGGGCCAGGCCGATGAGTGACCCCCGCCGGGAGCAGGCAATCGAGAAGCTGATCGAGGAAGAGTTCCGGCGGCAGGCCTCCAAGGTCCTCGTCGAGTCAATGCCCGGGGGCGGAATCCGCCTTCTGTTCGGACGCGGCCCCGTCCTTTTCGAGTCATCCCTCCCCAGGGAGGAGGCCATCGCCTTTTCGCAGGACCTCATCCGAGCCATCGCCGCAGGCGAACCGACCTGGGAGGGCTTCGACTGATGGGTGCGCAGTCCATCACCTGGGCAGAGCTCCTCGAAACCATCGGACCCGAGGCGGCCCAAGCCCTCGGGGAGCGTTACGGCGGCGTGTCAAAGTACATCCCGAGCGACTACACCCGGGGCGACCTCCTCCCCCTCCTGGGCATCTACGCGGCCACGGCCATGTCGGCCAGGTACGGCGGTTCGACGCTCATGATCCCCAACGCCGTGAAGAAGCGGAAGCCCGTCAAGGCACGGATCCTCCAGCTGATCGCCGCGGGCTGGTCAACCCGCCGCGTCGCCCTGGAATGCCAGGTCACGGAAAGGTGGGTGGACATGGTCTGTAGGGAGGCCTCGCGCCGTCAGACCGTCCGCACCCTTCCCATTCGTCGCCCATGAAGTGCTTCGGGGTAAACACCCCACAAGGGCTGCGCCATGGCGTGAAAAAAGAACCGCTCAAGGGGGACAATGTGGAAGGGACTGCACTCGAAATGATCGGAATCAGCGTGACCATAGGCCTGGCAGGGGCCGGTGTCATTGGTGGCCTGCTCGTTTGGAGCCTGAAGAGAAACATCAGCGCCATGGACAAAAAGCTCGACGAGCTCGCGGACGAGGTTGCGAAGCTCCGGGCCGAGAACTCAACCCTCCGGGAAAAGGCCGTCACGGACGACGAGTGCATGTCCTGCCGCAAGGAGTGCCGCGAAGGGTTCACGGCGTGGATGGCCCGTCTTGAGGCCAAGATGGACAACCTGCTTCTGATCGGGGCCAACATGAACAACGGACTCGGAGGCGTCAGGCCATGAACTACATCCAAGTCGAGGAAGACCTGATCCGGGACGAAGGGGTCAAGCTCCGGGTCTACAAATGCACTGCCGGCCACCCGACAATCGGGGTCGGCCACAAACTTTCAGAGCGCGAGATCCTGACCGGGCTCTCCGAGATCTCCCTGGAACAGGCCGGGGACCTCCTCCGCCAAGACATCGGGACCGCCCTGAACGCCTGCTACCGGATCTTCGGCCGGGAGCGGTTCGACTCCTTTTCCGAGCCCAGGCAAAGGGCCCTGGTGAATATGGCGTTCCAGCTGGGCCTGAAGGGCCTCCTGGGGTTCGGGAACATGGTCAAGGCCATCGCCGCAGGGGACTGGAGGCGGGCCCATGCAGAGGCCCTGGACTCCAAATGGGCCAGGCAGGACTCACCGGCCAGGGCAAGGCGCGTGGCCTTCACCCTCCTGGCCGAGGTCGACGAAAAAACCATGAGGCGGACGGCATGAGAATCGAGTTCAGGACCGAGCCAGAATACAGCGACCTTCCGGACGGCAGAACACGCCGCCTGCTCAACGACGTTGTGGTCCTCATCGACGGTCAGCCCCTCGTCATTCCGGCCGGGTTCCTGACGGACGGGGCCAGCGTGCCCAGGGGCCTCTGGAATATCTTTCCGCCCTTCGGGCCCTACAACAAGGCCTCCCTGCTCCACGACTACCTCTACAAAACCGGCCGCATGAACCGGGCCAGGCTCACGCGCGGGCAGGCCGACGAGATCTTCCTGGCCGCCATGGTCGCACTGGACGTTCCGGCCTGGCAACGGCGCGCCATGTATGCAGGGGTCAGGGTCGGGGCCTGGAGGGCCTGGGGGTGCTACCGGGACGCAGACATATACCGCGAAGCATGGGGGATTGAACGATGACCAAGAAGACCAAGGCCGTCATTGCGGCCGCCTGCGGAACCGCTATTGTCGTAGCCGCCATCGCGGCAGGCTACACCCCCGAGGAAGTCGGGACGCTCATCCGGGCCGTCGTGGCGTGTCTCGTCGGGGTGATATGAGCCTCACTCCGGCACAAGAAGCCTTTGCCCAGCTTGTTGCGGCTGGGAAAAGCCAGGCCGAGGCTTACAGGACGGCTTATCCGAAGGCCGCCGCATGGAAGCCGGAAACCGTCTGGAACCGAGCCAGCGCCCTCATGCGTGAGGATGAGGTTCTTGCTAGGGTCGAGCAGATCCGCGCAGAACTAGCAGAGCGTGGCCTCTGGAGCCGTGAGCAGTCCGCAAGGGCGCTCATCGAGATTGTTCAGGCTGGTGGACGTGACAGCGACCGAATCAAGGCCGTTTGCGAGTTGAACAAGATGCACGGCTACCACGAGCCGGAAAAGCACGAGCATTCCGGCAGCGGCGGTGCTCCTCTGCGTGTCATTTTCGAGGGACTTGATGACGCAGAGTAGCGCGACACGCTTGGCGCCATGGTGCAAGCCTTTCGTGGTCCCGAGCCGGTATAAGATCGCCTACGGTGGCCGCGGTTCGTCAAAGTCGTGGGCCTTTGCCAGGCTGCTTCTTTTGCGCGTCGTGCGCTCTCCTGCTGCCCTGCGCGTTCTCTGCGCCCGTGAGTTGCAGATCTCGATCCGAGATTCCGTTCACCGCCTTCTGTCTGACCAGATCGGACACATGGGAATCGGGTATTGTTTTGACGTCGGAGAGTCGTACATCCGGTGCTCGAACGGCTCCGAGTTCTTATTCAAGGGCCTCCGGCACAACGCCGGCGAGATCAAGAGCATGGAGAACATTTCCATCTGCTGGGTCGAAGAGGCTCAGGCCGTTTCTGAGGACTCATGGACTCTGCTGATCCCCACCATCCGCGCTCCGGGCTCCGAAATCTGGGTCACGTTCAACCCCGACCAGGAGACAGACCCGACCTACAGGCGCTTCGTCCTCTCGCCACCTCCTGGCGCCATTGTCCGCAAGGTCAACTGGCACGACAACCCATGGTTCCCTCCCGAGCTTGAGGCCGAGCGCCGCCACATGCTCGAAACTGATCTAGATGCCTACAACTGGGTCTGGGAAGGCGAGTGCCGAAAGGCCAGTGACGCCCAGGTCTTGAAGGGCAAATGGGTCGTTGAGCCCTTCGCGCCAGAACCTGAATGGGATGGCCCGTACTTCGGTTGCGACTGGGGGTTCTCCTCCGACCCTTCCGCCCTGGTGCGCCTCTTCATCCACGACTGGACGCTCTACATCGAGCACGAGGCCTACGGCGTCGGCGTAGAGATCGACCACCTGCCGGCCATGTTCGACTTGGTGCCAGGTTCCCGAGAGCGGTTGATCCGGGCAGACTCGGCCAGGCCCGAAACAATCAGCTTCATGCGTCGCCAGGGTTTCAAGATGATCGGTGCCGAGAAATACAAGGGGAGCGTCGAGGAGGGTGTGGAGTTCTTGCGGAGCTTCAAACGGATCGTGATCCACCCGCGGTGCAAGCACGCCGCTGAAGAGGCCAAGCTCTGGAGTTACAAGACGGACCGCCTGACCGGCGATGTCCTGCCGGTGCTCGTGGACGCGCACAACCATTGCTGGGATGGCGTCAGGTATGCGCTTGAGCCGGCCATCAAAGCAAAAACTCGGGGCGACATCGGCCCCCTCACCATGCAGGTCGCAGGCCTATGATGACACCCAAGAAAGAGCGCAAGCTGTTGGACAGCACCGCATCGGCCATCCAGAAGCAGGCCCAGGCCGCCCTGGATCAGGTGATGGCCCTCATCGCAAAAAAGATCCCGCCCCGGGACGCCCTCCAGCAGGTCACGAAGACCTTCAAGGGGCCTACACCAAGGAGCTTGCCGCCGCCTTCTCCGAGATCCTCCAGGCCTCCGTGGGCGAGAAGTCCGTCCTGGGCATGCACATCGGCGGCGTGTCCCTGTCCCAACGCTTCTACCGGGAAACGCAGGCCATCAACGCCACCGTCCTGAACCTCATCAACTCGCATTCGAAGGGCTTCGACCAGGCCCGCGACCTGACCCTGAAGATCTTCGAGGGCTACGGCTTCAAGGCCCAGGAGGTCCTCAAGCTCCACCCCGGAAACCCGAAACTGCCAAAGTATCTCCGGGAGGAGCTTTTGACTGACCCGGGTGTCCAGGGAGAGCTCGCCCGGCACTTCGCCCGAGCCCAGGCCCTCCGCCTCAAGACCCCGGCCCTGAAGGCCGCCTATCTCGAGTACGTGGACGCCATCGAGCAGGGGGTGGGCCGGGAGCTCCTCGAAAAGAAGATGAAGCAGGCCTACTACGAGCGCATGAGGTATTTTGCGAACCGCATAGCCCAGACCGAGCTCCACCGGGCCTACGCCCTGACTAACGCGCGGGAGCTCCTCAAGGATACGGATGTCGAATGGGTCCAGTATCGCATGAGCAGGACGCACCCGCAAATGGACATCTGCGACCTCTACGCAAAGCGGGACCTCTACGGGAAGGGGCCCGGGGTTTACCCCGTGGGCAAGTGCCCGTTGGCCCCGATCCATCCCCATTGCCTACCTGGGGACGCGCTCATAACGTCCTGTGGCAGGATCACGGCGGCCAGTAAACGCTGGTACGATGGAAATCTCGCTGTCATCACAACATCCAGCGGCAAGCGTATTTCCGCGACAGTCAATCACCCTATACTCACGCGGCGCGGATGGATTGGCGCGGGCCTCGTTGACGTAGGAGACGATGTAGTTTCCCGTGTCGAGTCCGTACCGATAATTGTTCCTGGACTCATCAATAACGACCATGAGAACATGCCAGCCCGCATTTCCGAAATATTTGATGCGTTCGTGAGTTCTGCTGAGGTGTCTACCAGAGAAGTGCCACTGACCGCCGAAAATTTCCACGGCGACGGGATGGCAGGCGAGATCGCAATTATAGGGGCCGACCGCAAGTTGTGGAATCGGGTGGATGAGGCAGCTTTTCAGGTCGCAAATAACCATTTCCTCGGTAACGCTGGCCCCGGAAAGAGTTGTCTGTTTGGCGATGGCGTTCTTGACCTTTGCGACAAACGACCTCTTTTTCCCTCTGACGGCATCGTGAGCAGCAGAGGCAAGGGAACGTCTTTCTTCGCTGGAGAGCCTGGACATTCTGAGCAGATTGGCTTCGCTTCCTCCACGGATGTCAACCCCACCCCTTTTCAGTATTGCACTAATCGGGACTCTCGACGTTCCGAGCCGATCAGCGATAGAAAGGCAGGATTCTCCTGCTTGGTAGGCGCCGATGATAGAAGCCTCTTCTTCGGGGCTGAAGGAGCGTCTCTTCTTTGCAGACAGGGCGATGACCTCTGCCTTCGTCCGCAGGGTTACACCAGCCTCAACGAAACGAGCCTTGATTCTCTCCCCGCTGAGTCCATACTTGCGGGCGAGATCCTCGAAGGAAAAACCGGAGAAATAGTCTTTGATTGCGTTGTCAAGGTCGATGTTTTTGCGTGGTGTGGACATGTTTTTAACCTCGAAACTGAAGAGGGTCACTATGAGTGCAACGGCATTGTAACGCATAATTGCCGGTGCGTCGTGGCCCCCCGCCTGGACATCCACGAAACGGCCAAGGGGGCCAGGGCGAAGAAGGACGCCGACCGGGATTTCCTCGGGAGGCTCTCCGACCGTCAGGCGGCCATGGTCATGGGCTCCAGGGCCAAGGCCGACCTTGTCCTCGGGGGGCTCGACGCGACGGACGTTTTCAACGCCGGGACAGATCCGCTTTATCAGGTCCGCCCGCTGGAGGAGGCCATCAAAAAGCACGGCATGGTGGTGCCGAAGCCATCTCGACCCAAGGCCGCACCGAAGCCCAAGGCCGCGCCGACCGCTCCCCCTCCAACCGCAAAGAGGAAGACCCTGGACGAGTTCATCGAACTCGGCACCGAGCGGTTGCTTGAACTCCCGTCGCCCGCCAGGGACCCACGCGCCTTTTTTGCTGAGCTCTCCAATCAGCTTGAGAGGGCTGTTGGGATAAGCCAGGTCTGTAAGGTGTCTGGGACAAACAAGGCCGTGGCCCTGGTCAAGGATGCGTCAAGGCGATTCCCGAACTCATGGACCGCAAAGTCGGACAGCTATGCAAACACACTCAAGGCCGAGGTTGTCAATCATCGGGCATGTTACGACCCCCTCCGGTGCAGGATCTCAACCCGAGACTTTTTCAAGCCCACCCTCCACGAGTTTACGCACCACCTCCAGACGGTTATGCCGGAGCTTGACGACTACTTTCAGGAGCTCCACCGCAGAAGAACAGCAGGGCAACCCCTAGAGGAGATGGCGGACCTACTGCCACACGACGGCTATCCGCGGGGAGAGGTCACAAGAAAAGACAACTACGCGAGGGCGTACCAGGGCCGAGAGTACGAGTGGAGCAAGGGCCGGGAGGCCCTGGAGGTGATGCCGATGGCCTTCCAGGCCGTTCTCGGATACACTCCGGAAACAGGGCTGGCAGCCGGGGCAGAGTTGCACGGGATGTACAACCAAGACAGGGAGATGGTCGAGCTCGTCCTCGGCCTTCTCTTCGGGTGGACGCCATGAAAAAGCACTACCATTGCGAGAACCGGACCAAAGGGGAGAGCCCTCTGGTCTTCGATTGGGACATCGAGGCCGGCGAGGTTTCCGGGCCATCCGCCGAGTTCATTTTGGAGATGACCCGTTGCCCCTACATCCCCAAGTCGCCGCCACCTGACTGTTGGGTTTTGGGCCCGGAACCGCTCAAGAGCAAGGTGGACATGGCCGCCATTGTCGGGGCCTGGCACGAACTCCCCGAGGATCTACGCGAACACTACCCCAGGTCCGAGCCCGTGGACTTCGGCCCCGGCATCGTCAACTGACCAACAAAAAAGGCCCCCGAACTTGGGGGCCTTCCTTTTTCCCGGCCGGTGTTCCGCTGCGCTTGGCCGGGGAAATTTCAACCTTCCACGTAGGCCTTGATCGCCATGAGCTTGTATGTGTCGATCCGGTCCTCGTCCAGAAGGGTTTCCTCGTACTCCCCGCCCATCACGGACAGGATCTCGATGATCGTCTCCTCCAGGTCAAACAGGGAGGCATAGAGCTTTTCCAGGCGGACCCGCCCCTCGGCGTCTGGCTCCTCGTCGAACTCCTCGATGGGCGTCCCGAAGTAGATCAGGACCTCCGCCGCGCGCAGGCCGATAACGTCCCCGTGGCGCACCGTCGTGGGCCCGATCCGGACCATCGGATAATCCGCGGCCGTCATCCCCTTCTCGATGCCGATTTTCGAGGTCTGAATCCCCGGGATCAGGGCGAACTGGTCCCGGAGCTCTTCGAGCTTTGTCATAATGGCCACGGGCTCAACCTCTCAAGATCGGGATGCTGAAGACCGCCGCCGGGTTCCCGTCATCGTCCGGGGTGGCCGCCCGGGCCTGGCCCAGGAGGGTATCAAACTCGCCGCGGTAGTGCTTCAGCTTGGCCCCGAACAGGTCGTCGGGGGAGGCCTGGCACTCCAGGCAGGCGATGATGTAGGTCCGGGCCGTGGCCAGCTTATCGCGCCAGGCTTCGGCAAACGTGCCCAGGGCATCGACATCGGCATAGGCCCGGGTTTCCCTCGCCTCGGTGCAGTGCTTCGCCAGGTAGGCGTCGTGGAACGTATTCTTGGTGGGCATCGGGGTCACTCCTTCCAGTGCCGTTTCAGGATTTCAGCGAATTGGGAGATGGCCTTGTCGGCCGCCGCGTCCAGGTAGTGGTCGCCCTTATAGCCCGGGTGGTGGACAATCTTGGAGAAGATAAAGCCCCCGCGGCCAGCCCAGCGGAGGGACTTCTTGCCCTTGGGCCGGATCTCATGGGGCCGGGTCCCGAACAGCACAAAGGCGGCATGAGGGGCCCGCCCCGTGTCGTGGCCGACCGCGCGGCCTGTTTTGGTCTGCCTGTTGAAGACACTTTGGAACAGGGCCCCCGTCTTTGTGTGCGCGTCCGCGCCGGCCTGGGTTTCGTCGTAGACCACCTGGGCCAGGTCCCGCACAACCGGGCCGACGAATTTCTCGTCGATCTGGAACTCCTTCGAGCCTACGCTCCGGACGGTGATTTTGATCATTCGTCGGAATCCTCGGCCGTGTCATCACCCTGGCCGTCTTCGGGGTCAGGGTTCACGACCTCCTTTTCGATTTCGTCGATCTCCGCGTTTATCTCGTCCAGCCGGTCCTGGGCCAGGCCGCCGAACTGGATAGAGACAATTCGCTTCATCTGCTCGGACACGGCCTTCCGGGGCATCCCGCCCGTCTGCATCTGCTGGAGGATGGACATCTCCTCCTGAATATCCGCCAGCATGTACGAGCCTTTGTAGCCCGCCTCGGGCTTGGCCGCCTGGCGGAACCACTTGGCCGTGAGAGTCCAGGCCCGGGCCTCAAGGTCCGCCATTCGGCCCGCGAATTCGGACAGAGTCGCGTTCAAGGCCTGGTAGCGGTATTTCATGGTGATGCCCGACTCCTGGCCCTGGGGCATCACAACCGCCATCGAAATCTCGGAAATCTTGGCCTCGATCTTGGCTATCCGCTCCAGATAGATCTTCGCGGGCCCCTCGGGGGGCGCGATGAACTCCGGCATCGTCCCGTTATGCACCAGCATATTGTGGGTGCCGATGGTCTCCGCGATCTTCCCGGCCGTTTCATTGAACTGGTGGGACTGCTCGGGCGGGACATGGTAGGTCAGCAGGGAAAACGTCTGGCTCCGGAGGATCTCGTCGAGCTCCGAGTGGAGATTGTAAAGCCGCTTGGAGAGGGCCGCGATGGTCGAGAATGGGCCGAAGCACGGGAACGTGCCGTGCTCGGTGAAGATCAGGACCGGGCACTCGCCCAGGGAGAAGGACCCACTGGACAGGACCCCGCCGCCATTGACCCCGACCGCCTGCCAGGTCTTGCGCGTGAAGGTCCAGACGCACTCGATCATCTTCCCGTCATGCAGGGTTCGGCCCGTAAAGGACACGGACTCGAACTTCCCATCATCACCCAGGACATGCTCGGTCACCCGCTCCGGCGAGATAGCCCGGAACCTGGGAAAGAGTCGCCGCGTCAGCTGGTCGGCCTGGTTGGCCGCGGCTTCTGTCGGGCCGTCCACCAGCAGGAGCATGGACCCAAAGGCCTTCGCCTGCTTGGCGAACTCATGGAAAAAGCCGTCAACCGGCGTCCCCATCCCGTCAACGTCCTTCGCCATGGCCTCGTATGCGGCTGTAGGAAACTTCCGATCCGGAGGGCTCAAGGCCAGGTGTCCCGCAAACCGGCTGGCCGCTGGCAGGAGGTCGTTGACGTACCACGCGACCTCAAGCCGCCGGTCGTACTTGTCCTGACTCTCCCGGGGATACCGGATCAGGTAGGAGTCCGTTGTATTCGTGGAGTCGAATCCTCCGGACCCGTCCAGGGCATGCCGAATGAATTGGAAGCGCGCTTGGTAGTTCATACCGTCGCAATATCCGCCCCCCTGCCACTCATCACCACGAAGCACTTCGGGGTGGGCCTTCCCGCTCCTCCAGATATTCGGGCCCCATCATCAACTTTTTAGTGGGGCGACATCATGGACATCACGAAACTGAAAGGGAAGCAGCTCGACGACGCGACGTTTGAAGAGCTCTCCAAGTACGTCACGGACCTGGCCGAGGCGCGGGACGCGGCCCGGAAAGAGTCCATCGACGGGCGCAAGGCAAAGGACGCGACCATCAAGGATCTGAAGGCTTGGCAGGAAAAGGCCATCGAAAAGCTCGGGCTGGAGTCCCCCGAGGGCATCGAGGACCTGAACATCCAGGGCCAGGCCGAGGCCGCGAAGCAGTTCGAGGCCAAGGTCCGCAAGCTCGAAAGGGATCTGGAGGCGGCAACAAAAGAGCGGGACGCCCTTTTCGCCAAGAACCGGGACGCCACGAAAGAGGCTATCCTTTCCAAGGCCCTTGGGGCGCATGAGTTTGTCGACCGTGATGTCGTCGAGGCCTTCATTTCCGCCCGCCTGGAGTGGGACGGGGATGAGCTCAACTACAAAGGCGAGGGGGGCAAGATCCTGTCCGTGACGGACGGGGTGGCCGAGCTCGTCAAGACCAAGCCGAGCCTGTTGAAGGTTCCCGGAGATACCGGCGCAGGAGTCCCGAACAACGGGACCGGCGGCCCCGGGGCCAAGCCCGAACTCGGAGGCAATCGCCAGGAGCGCGTTGCCGCAATCAAGAACCGTTTCCCCAACCTTCCCGAAAAATAGGAGCCTGAACCATGTCTCTTACGCAGATGCAGGTTTTCAACGAGTACATCATGCCCGCCACCATCGAGACGCTTGCCGTCATGGTGGACAAATTCAACGCCGCCAGCAACGGCGCGATCCGCCTGACCACCGAGGGCTTCGACGGCGACTTCTATCAGGAGTCGTTTTTCCAGGCCATCCACTCGGCCCAGCGTCGCGTGGACCGTTACGCGGCCAACGGTGCGGCGGCCGCAACCAACCTGGCCGAGCTCAAGAAGTCCGGTGTGAAGGTGGCCGGTGGCTTCGGCCCGATCCTGTTCGAGCCCGCCCAGCTGACTTGGCTTCAGCGTCCGACCGCCCAGGGCATCGAGGTCGCCAGCCGGAACTTTGCCGAGGCCCTGCTGAAGGATCAGCTTTTCACGGCCATCGCCGCCCTAGTCGCCGCCATCGAGAACCAGACCGACGCCAAAAACGACGTTTCCGGAACCCTGGGCCTCTCCTACGTCGCCCTGAACGGCGCCCACGCCAAGTTCGGTGACGCCTCCGGCCTCATCATTTGCAACGTGATGACCGGCGAGGTCTACCACAAGATGATCGGCATCAACCTGGCCAACGCCACGAACCTGTTCCAGGCCGGAAACGTCACCGTCGTGGACATCCTGGGCAAGCCCTCCGTGGTCGTTGACGCCCCGGCCCTCTACGCGACCGGCACTCCCAGCAAGCAAAAGGTCCTGGGCCTGGTCTCCGGCGCGGCCACCGTCTTCGACGGCAAGGACATCATCACCAACGTGCAGACCTCCAACGGCAAGGAGCGCATCGAAACCACGATGCAGGTCGACTACACCTTCGGCCTGGCCCTCAAGGGCTACACTTGGGACGAAACCAACGGCGGCAAGAGCCCGACCGATGCCGAGATCGCCAGCGGCTCCAACTGGGACAAGGTGGCGACCTCCATCAAGCATACGGCCGGCGTCATCGCCATCGGAGATGCCTCCAAGTAACCAACCCGGGCCGGGGATGACCCGGCCCTTTTTCGAGGTGAACATGAAAAAGGTTATTTACTTCAGCGCTGGATACGACTTGACCGACGATGAAGTTGCAGAAATCGCCGCGCTGAATGCAATCGCGGCTCCGGCCTTTGAGGTCAACGTCAGCAATGGCGCTGTTTTATCTGGCCTCGAAACCGTGCTTGAAGAGTGCGACTATGTGGCCGGGACTGCGCCTGAAGCATACGCCGAGGTTGACACATTCGATATCGAGAACCCGCCACGCCTTGAAACTGTCCCTGCAACGCAGGCCGTTGTCTATGACACCCAGGAACTGACCATTGGCGAATCGACGTACACCTTCACGGTTGAAGACGGCGCAGTAACGGGAATCGCGGTGGCGTGATGATAATCTATGAACCGCATCCTGTGACGCCAGAACGCAAGGCCGAACTTGTGGCGCAGGGCTACAAGATCATCGACGCACAGTTCGCCCCCGAGGGCTACGAGTACCCCGAGGAACTCAAGGCCCAGGAGGCAGGGCAGGGCTTCGACCCCCGCAAGGCCAAAAAGGACGAGCT